TCCCCAGTATTCAAGAACTTCAAAGTTTGTTTGATAGTCTTCATCAGCTCTTGCATCATCTTTTAAATGTGACTCAAAGCTTTTCTCTTCGTAGTTAGCTCCCATCTGTATACAATCACGTATAGCATCCTCATTAAAGTAAGGCATGTTACGAAGTTGTCTAAGTTGAGATTTGTTTAGTTTGTGTCTGTGGATAACATACTCACACTCTTCAATACTAGTAGCTCCGGGGTCAGGATAAAAATCCCAACAACTAACAAACTCAATTCTAGGTACTCTAACCTCTAAAGGATTATAAGTTCTTTCACCGTCTTCACCAGTTTCCCACTTGTGAAGTTTCTTGTTAAAGTTAAATGGTCCTTTTACAATCCCTGTACCAAGTAAAGAAGATTCTAAAAGAGCATTTCTAATTTCTGATGAACCCTTTGATTCATCAATTTGGTCGTGAATAAGTTTTTCCATTCTCCTTGCAGCTTTCTGAGCCGGAGAAATTTCTAAAACTGTAGGTATTGGACTAAAGCCTTCAACTAATTGGTCTTCTACTTTATTTTCTAAAGAGTCTTCAAATACTCCTTTAACAAAAGTAGCTCCGGGTTTAAGAACTTTACCATCTCCTTCATAACCAACATCATAAGGGTTATCCATTCTGTTACCAATATCATCTGGTAACTCACCACCACCCATAGTGCTTTCTAATCCGGGTGCACCTGTTTGTGTATCTAAGTGTGCATTAGCTAATTCACCTTCTGGTATTTTAGTTTCAGCAATACCAATTGGAAACTTACCTGTACCAAAGATTACATCAACAAGTTGACCAAAAGCAGCAAGTACTTTTGTTTTAGTAATCTTTACAAAAATACGAGACTTTTCTGAGTCTCTAAACTTAACAGAGTTGTTGTAAAGTCCTCTATAGTTTTCGTATGCTTTTAACCAACGAGATTCATCTGAACGTCTTGAGTCTTCTGCAACAGTAAATCTTGATTTAATGATGCCAACAAGATTAGTTTTTTGTTCTATTTCTAGAGCTAGTTCTTTACCAGACTCACCTTCTACATCTTCATAAAGATTATCAGCGTTTAAAAATGTGTTTTCTTTTTCCATATATTACTAATAACCAAATGTAGAATCAGTGGGTCTATACATATCCGACTTAATTCTAAGCATTCGTTGATGAGGATGGTCCATTCTTGGTCTACTCATTACCATGTATCTTAACGCATCATATGCGTGATCAGCAGCATGAGTATCCACATCCTCCGGATTACTCTTTGATAATGGAAGTCCTTGTAACTCTTTAATTAAGTTTGGACAACTATTAAAGATTTGAACCTTTGGTCTTCCCGTATCTCTACTAGGTCTTAGATACTCATGTATCTGTACCTTACCAGCCTGTCGGTTCTTATCAGCTCTACGAAGTTTATGACCTTTTTGAATCAATAACTCACCTATGGTAGGACCAGTATAACCAGTCCTTGACCAAGCTGCTGTATCTAACACACCAGTTATGGATTTAATTTCTGACTCTTCCATTTGAGTCAAAGTGTCTCCTAGTGCTTCACCGGTAAGACCTTTTCTGTATAATTCTCTATATATAATGAGGGTCTTATCCTCGGGGTCTATTGCACCCCAGAGACAGCAACTTTCAGAAGCGTAACCATAGTCAATACCTTTTAACCTTTCCCACCATGACGGTAAGTCAAAGGGTGGTATTACATGTATGGACGTATCAAATTCTGCGAATGCTGCACCTTCTGAAATATCCCAGTTACCTTCCAACAACTGTTTACGTTGTATGGCTGGTAAGGATTGCAACATCCTTTCGTATTCACCGTCTTCAGCAAGAAAAGGATTGTCCTGTAATCTTGCTGGTATAAACTTTCTTGTTAGACCGTCAGTACCTTTAAAAGTTTTGTTTTCTTCTGAAGGTTCTACGTATCTTTTCTTTACCCATTGTGCACCTACACCACCCGGGTTAGCTGTACATCTTAAATAAGTTTTTAACTCAGGGTTGGTGGTTCTTAGCCTTGATGCTAAATAGTTCCATCCAAACTCTGTAGGTAAGTGAGTTATCTCATCAAAACCTATCCAACTGTACGCCTGTCCTTGGTAACGATATACATCCGCATCACGTTCCAAAAACCCAAACTCTATCTTTGCTCCACTTGGGAACTGCCATAACTTTTCTACTTCTTTAAACTTAGCACCTTTAAAGGCTCTAGGATAAAGTTCTCGAGACTTATCTATAAGTTCTCTTAGTTCTGGCATAGACCTTCTAAGTATCAAAGCTCTGTGCTCTGAAATATGGCAGTAACGCAATGGGTCTATTAACATTGCAAAACTTTTACCACCACCTGCTGCTCCACCGTAAAGAACATCTTTTTCGGATGCAGCTAAGAAATCTGTTTGAGGTCCTTCATTAGGCATAAAAGCCACATGAGTTCCTGTATTATCTAAATGTTTTTGTATCTGGTCAGGAAGTGTTTTACTTTCTTCCTTGGTGATAACATTAGATGTTAAAACTTTTTCTTCAGTGTCAAGTTCTTTCTTGACTCTTGCTAAACTTCTTGTTAGCTTCTGAACTTTCTTTGACTTTTTAGTTAATTTGTTTTTAGCTCTTACTGCTAATTGCAAATCTGAAAGCTCTGAATTCTTAGGTCTACCGGGCTTACGCTTTGGTGTACCGTCTTTCTTTAGTATATAGCTCCCGTCAGGGTTTGTCAAGTAGTTTTTAGGATTTTTTTCCCAATCTTCCATATATCTTATCCACGTATTTTTTTAATCCGGGTCTTGACATGCCTTTACCTGTTTCAGCTTCAAGCCAATCAACACCTATCCCTAGGCTAATTTCGTTGTGAAAAACAGATTCAGCTACTTCTTTAAGAACACTCAACTCTGTTTCCACAGGTTTTAAATAACCATCAAAGTCTTCATCAAGTTCATACCCAAAAGGTATGGTTGAAGAAGTTCTTCTGATATAGTTATCAGGGACAAACATTTAGATTATCCACATAAGTATAAAAGCTGATATAAAACCTATACCAAAACAACTACCCCAAACTTGCAAGTCTGTAAGGTCATTTGTTTCTATGATACTATTTAGTCTTTTTTCTAATTGCTCTTTTAACATTTGATTTCCTCTTAGTTGGTTTCTTAGGGGCTAGGGCTTTCTTAAAAAGCTTACTGTATGCTTTACGGACTTTGTCCATCCATTTTTGAATCATGTTCATTGTCTTTGTTCTCCTCGGCTTTCTTCTTCTTACCGAATATTTTATCCCAGTTATCTCTATAGTCTTGTGTATAAAAGCCGGGTCTAGGATTAGCACCCTTGCTTCCATGTGAGTTCTTGTAGATTGGAGACGTAAATGTAACTGGCTTTTCGTCACTACCTATTTGTTTACCCATACCTTACCACTTTACCTTATCAGCCCAGTAAGCTGCTGACATTTTACCTTTCGCAATGTTCTTACCATGACGAGCTTTAAAACTTTTACGTTTAGCTTTCATACGGGCTGATTCGCCTGCTTTAGGCTTACCTGCAGTCTTAGCACCTTTTTGTCCAAAGCGTATAGTTTTAATCTTACTACCTTCTTTGGCTACTACAATGTGTGACTTTTTAGGATGATTGGGAGTACGTTTAGGTTTATTGTAACCACTTACTCCTGCTCGTTTTAATCTAGGGTCTGGTTTGCTTGGCATTATCTTTTCTTTCCTTTGTGTAATCCGTGTTTAGCGTGTTGTTTACCTTTAGCAGTAGCTGCTCGTTTCTTTTTATTAGCTGCTGCAAGTTTCTTTTTACCTGCTGCAGTTGATTTTAATTTTTTAATTGTTTTAGAAGGTGCATATACCTCACCAGTTTCAGAGGACTTCTTTCCACTCGGGGTTCTCCACTTCTGTTTTGTCCATTTCTTTAAAGACTTCTGAGACTTTTTAAGTGCCATTACTTGTATCCTCCACCTTTAGCTTTGTATTGTTTAGCTAACATCTGAGCTTTACGAGCAGACCACTGACCTGCTTTACCACCTTTAGTTCCTGCCTTGATTGAGTTAAACAATCTTTTACGCATAGTGGGTTTAGTGTAGTTCCCTGCTTTATTTACTGTTGATTTCTTTTTTGTTGCCATTAGTGTACTATCCTATCGTCTTCTTTGGGTATTGTGTTTAAGTGTTCTTGTTCTAATTCATCATCAATGTAAATACTATCGAGCTCCCCCACAACAACCAAGTGATTCTGAGCTGCAGCAAGTTCTGCTTTTTCAAACGTTGAAGCGATAATGTTAGGACCTGCAAAAGTTGTACCATATGCTTCTATTTCAGTCAGAAATATCTTCATAGTCTCCATCTTCAATATCTAACGGGGCTTTGTCCGGCATTAAAAAAATACCACCAGAGTTCATGTTATGTGTTACATCTACTTTGTCTACCTTAGTTACTCCCACTCTATCTAAAAGAGTCTGAGCTGCTGTAAGCTTATTGTTTGCTTGGATGATTGGTTTCTTAGAATCCATAATCTCTACAAGCTTAAAAGCTGCTTTAGGTGCTGAGTTAGCTAGAATCTCTTGAGTAAGTTCTAGTATCTCAGACTTAAGAGTCTTTACAACGTGGTGGTAGTGACTTTTGTACCCTGCAAGTTCTGCAGCTTTCTTAGCATCACCCTGACATTCAACAAGATGTTCTAAAAACATCTGTTGCTTTTCTGTGAGTTCACGTTTTGTTTGAGCACTATCAATGCTTGGTAATATAGCCATGTTCTTTATTATAGCTTTACCTGAGAAACTTGTCAAGCTTTTAAAGTTTTTTTCTCTATACTATTGACAAAACCGTATTGAGGATGTATAATAACTTTAGTGCCCCCCGGGTTAAAGCATACCTCAGAGCTCCCTGCTCACATGCTAAAACAACCTCAAACACCCTTTAACTTATCCTCAAAATAATACCTATGTACTATAAAGATTTTGAAGTCTTTATGTCTCGGGTTGTAAACTAGATATAGAGTTATCTGGTTAATGGGGTATATGGTATAAAATGTATAACCACGCTATAGATACATAGGTGGGTGGGGTGGTCTCCTGCCTACCCCTTCGCTGATACAACAACAACAACCATTTGGTAAGCTTCAAAGACTACAGAGTCCTAGGCTTTGCTGTTAGTTCCCTGTAGCGATGACATAGCTTTAGAAATTTCTTAAATAAATTATTTGTTTGACGAGAGTTTGCTGCACATACAAGCTTTCTACATAGCTTATTGTCCCCATTTGTAGAAATTTCCAGAGCTTTACATTAAAACTTTACAGGTCTTGTAGGCTCTGTAGTCTTCTATATTAGTGTTTCCAATCTCCTAATGTATTTCTATAGACTTCAAGGTAATGGAGTTGTTGTATCACTACAGACCTTTAGAACCAACAAAGCAATTCTAGGCTATTGAGAGAAATAAGAGTAGCTATCATTGTTTGAAAGATGATTTCTTATCCATAAAGGTCTCCTTGAGTCTAGTTAACGATGATATAAAGCTTTTGAAGTGTCAAATGTTTACAGAATTACCTCGAAGACTCGGTAATCTATAAAACTTTTACTGCGTAAAACTCAAGCATTTGCAACTCCAAAAGACTTCATATCCTATCAAAACTATACAAGGAGACAATTATGAACAAGGAAATCATCATAGACTTTTCAAACAATGAAAGCGTACTCTTTCAAACTATTTCTCAGGCAAAAGCACTAATTAGAATTGCTTTTAATGTTGGTGTTAATGCTAAAGGAATCCACTGTAGTGATACAGAGGACACACAACTCCTTCAAGATTACCTTGAAGGGCTAAATAAATCCATAAATACATAGGAGATTAATATGGAAACACCATTTAATATAGAAGACCACGAGGACAAATTTGCAGACCCTGCAACTTTCCCACAATGTCAAGCTTTAGGCTGGAAATTTGGCAAAAAACCAAATGGTAAAATGGACAATGTTATGGCTGCTAGAGTAAAGGCTTGTTTATATAATGCAGCAACAAGCGGAACTCTTTCTTTCAAACAAGCAGATGCTTTATTTAAGAAGAAATCTCTTCCTAAAAAGTATGTCGATTCTATCGCTGCTTATATGGAAGCTAACAGCTAAAACTAAAGCCTTTAAGGACTCTGAAAAGAGTCTTTGAAGGCTTTTTTTATGTTGTGTTGTTGTATCCTGCTCAGTTTTAATGTTGCTTTCGAAGACTCAAGCAGTTTTTAAATCTGGCAAGGAGACCACATGAAATTAAATAAATTTAAGATGAAGTTAAGTTGAAAGAAAGAAGTTTTAATTGGGGCGTGTTATTGATGGCGTTTTAAATTGGGGCGTGTAGTGGTTGGAGTTAAAAATTTTACATAAAATTTACATAAAAGTTTCTAAAATGTCACAAAATGTTGCACAAATGTCATAAAAGGTACAGGAAAAGGTACAGATTTATTAAATTTTTAATTAATTTAAACTTTAAAAGTTTATTTTATTTTAAAATATTAAGTATATCTTAAGTATTTATACGCTTGACATCTCGATCGTTGATCGGTAAAATGCACCCAGCTCGGCAACCATGCCTTGCTGATTTATTTTAGGAGATAAATATGAGCAAAGATATTGAGACTAAAAAGTTCAACTCAAATGAGAAAGCCTTACGCTATATCAGTAAGTTAGGGTTTAGTTTAAAAGATCGTCATTGTTTCAAAGAGGACAGATCGTTTTTATACACCAAGAAGTTTTCAAAACAACAAGTGTATCTAAGATCAACCTACGATTTTTTAAACGATAACACTATCGAAATGGGTACAGTTTGGACAGTTCAACAATTTATTAGGAGTTAATTATGAGTTATGATATTAAATTTGAAATCGAATATAAAGATGTTCGTGGTGATGATACTTTCAACAGAACTGTTGCTGAGTTTAATCATACTTGGAACTTATCTAAATTCTTTAGACAGTTTTTGAACTTTAAAGATGAGGGTTTGGGCGAAGTAGGTATCAATGGTTTTTATGACATGCTTGGTAAAGATGCTTGGTTTGTTTTAAATGATGCTGTTAGAACATTTAATCAATCAGATATTAATTATGATTGGTTTAAAGATTGGGCAGAGAAAGAATATAATCCTGAAAATGGTCATGGTAGTGTAGATACTGCTATGAAATTACTTACAGATATGATGAATACCTGTAAAGAATATCCAACCTCAGTGATTAAAATTTATTAATTTAATAGGAGAAAATTATGTTTATTGATTTAGATGAAAAAGATCATTTTGATATTATAGATTTTATAGAGTCTGTAATTGAACCACAGGAAGCTATTAAAGAAGCTGACGATAGTATCGAAGATGACATCGAGCCTATTAGTTTTTAAGTATTATACGCTTGACAACGTGGCAAGATCGGGGTAAAATGCACCCCACAGAACGACAGGACATTAGGTAAAAGAGCTGATAAATATTCAGATAAAATTATACAACCTAATCTCAAGGGTTAACAGAGAAACACCAGTAAAGATAACTAAATGATAAAACTGCATGTACTCTCCCGACTTAGACATTCGCTATAGATTTGTCTTTGAAATAACCACTTGCTAGTTCGTGGTTACAAACTAACTAGCACCTTTATTAACCTTAATAAACTATGGAGATAGTAACTATGTCAAAATTGATATACAGCAGAAATGGTAGCGAGACTACTGAAAGCATTAGGAATGCACAACCTCAGATTCAAGCAATATGGAATCAAGCACATAGATTTGGTGCGAATATTGTAAGAGTAAGAGCCAACCAAAATAGATTTGGTAGTGATACAGGAAAGACTTTCAATTCCTATCATCATGAAAAGGTATCAGTCTATAAGCAAAAAGATGAGGTGCATGAAAGTAATGCTTTATACTTTGCTCAGAAGATACCTGTTACTAAGTCTAACAAGGGTATGCAGATACTTGAAGTATCATCTAACCTTGATGTCCAAGACACTTTGGATATTATTGATGAGATTCAATACTACTCAGAGACTTCTTTCTTAGGAAGACTTTGGAATCGTATTAGATATGGTACTCCCATGTCTATAACAGCTTAGTTAAAAAGTTTTGTAGTTAGGAGTGAGCCTTTGTAAAATCCCACTGGTCTTATATGTCTGAAGTGCGTGTTAAGGATAAAAGTAAATGAGAACTAAACCACCATGCACTAACTACAAATTA